ACCTTTTCTATTGGGTGATCATTAGGACTGTGGTATATTACTATCTCCTTATCTTCTAATATTTCATTATGAATATAAAGTGCAGTTATACTACCAGCATTACCTGCACCCACAATAGCAATTCGCTTCACTTATACTCCCACATGAATGACCTATCCCCATACTCATCAACCTTTGCCCATCTGTCACCTTCTTCATCTACAAATTCGGCTTCGTCATCCACACCATCTAGTATAAAACCAAATGGAGCCATGTCTTGTTCGATTTGATTCTTTTGTTCTTCATAGATACGCTTTCGCACATCTGTGTCAGTCATTTCCTTGAAGTAGTCTTGTGCCACTAACCAAGCAAATATAACAAGACACATTGCAAGGTCATCATGGCAACCATCTTCTGCCTCCCATGACTGTTTCTTTTGTACAAAGGTTGTTAATTCTGCAATGATATCATAATCGTGTGTTTCTATTTTATCATCTTCCATCAAAGTTTTCAAGTTAGAGCAACCTAATTTCTTAACTGCTGCTGTCATCCTGACACCCATTTGTGTTCTACTACCAGAAAATCCTGATCCTACTTGTTGACCATTTCTTCCTCTCATAGCACACATAAGAAGATTTTCATATTCTAAATCATAGTTTAGAATAGATGCTACTTGTTCTCCGATGTCATTAATCTCTACCAATACATATGCTTCATTATAAGCTCTTGCTACATCCATTATAATGTTGGGAAAAAGCATAGGTTTAACTTCATTATTCCTATACCTTGCCACAGTCCTATGTGGGAATGTAGTAATATCAAATACAATAAAACATGAGTAGTCACCATCAATACCTCTAGCAGTATCAACAGTCATGATATAATCATGCTCTTTTATTGGGTTTTCATATATGAGAAGACCTTTACCATTAGTTTGTATTGGATCTTCAAAAACAAGATTCCTAAGTTTAACTACACTAATGAGAGTGTCAACAGATCCTAAGAACTCACATTCAAACTCAACCTTAAACTGTTGTTCAGATGTGTTCTTAATAGTCTGTTCTTTCCACTTAGCATCCCTACCAGGTACTTCCGACCAGTGGACTTCAGTAGCAGTGTATTCATTTTTACCTCTTTGTGCATCATGCCAATACCTATAGAAATGATTCATACCACAAGGGGTAGATACCATTATGACTTTCGTTGATTTACCAGAAGTGATAGTAGGATATACTGAGGAAAAGAATGCTTCAGCAATATGATTAGGTACAAAGGCAAACTCATCCAGAAAAATAATGTTGAAAGACATACCTCGGACTGCACTAGCAGAGGTAGACGCAGCCAATATTTTAGATCCATTTTCTAACTCCATTGATCCTTTGTTCCAAGACAAGATACCTTGCTGCATCCACTTGGGTAAGTTTTCGTAAGCAGTCTGCAATCTACCAAGTAGTTCTCTGGCAGTTGCTGCTTTGTTTGCTAGGATACCTACATTAACACTATCGTTAAAAACGATATAATGTAATAGGTATGAGACAGCAGTTGTTGACTTACCAGTCTGCCTAGGCATCTTACAGATATTAAATCTAGACTTATGAAAATTATTAATTAATTTTTCTTGGAAGTCATACATCTTAAATGGTACAAGACCTTCATCCAAAGATACAATTTTAATGTAATTCTTTGCAAAATATATTGGGTCTTGTTTACATTTAATAAACTCCTGAATCTGATCTGTAGAAAACTCAACTGGTGTGTTGGCTTTCTTCAGATTAGGATTACCAAGATAGATGTCTTGATTGGACATTGCTACTTCTTACACTTACACTTATACTTAGCAAATGCTGCACCTAGAATAACCACTATTGCTGCTATACCTATACCAGTTCCCCAACCAATACCTTGTGGTTCTGGTTCAATAAGTTCCTGAATAGCAGGTACTTCTTCTAACATTTTTGTTGCTTCCTTTGGTATTGGAAGTTGTTTTAATAGTTCTTTAGTTGGCATGGTTTAACCCTCCTGTAATGTGCCGTGTGCTCTGCGAATCTCTCGGAGATCCTCAAAGTTCTTTTGCTTAGTTCCACCATCGTATTCCCAAGCATACCCTTCTGTGATCATCTGTTCATTCAACGAAAGATCAGAGTCGCCAACATACAACCAACCAAGAAGCCTACCGTACTTCCCAACGCCACCCTTAAGTTCAGTTCTAATAAGGAGTTCTTCATCACCCTTGATTGTCTCCTCCAGTTTTCCCTTCAACCAATTGGTCGCATCTAACCCAAGTGCCTTCTCCTCTAAATCCCTCGTCCTCTTCTCTGGAGTGTCCACTCCAGCAATCCTCACCCGTTCCGTCTTCGCTAGGTCGAACCCTAGGTCTATTATCACATCTATCGTGTCTCCGTCTAGGACTTTCTTTATCTTCGTCACACGAAAGTTGTAGCAGCTCTTCCTGCTCGGTGGAACCATTGCTCCCATCATTGAAATCCTCAAGTGATCTATTTATGACATCTTCAATCGGAGCTCTATTTTGTTGAGATTCGTGTTCTCTTAGTTTTTGTATCCATTCACCTGACATATTTGCTAGTAATAAATCTATCATTTAGGAACTATGTGTAAACCTACTGTAACACAATACCTACCTTCCCCAGAAACTTTGGATACAGAATGATCTGCCCAATTAGGAAATATTATCATTGAGTTACTCTTATATTTAATAATTTCATGAGTGTCATCAAAGGTTAAATCACCACCACTGAATTCTTTTTCATTAAACCAAAACAATGCAGTGTCATTAGTAGCATCTCTATGCCGTGAATAATAATCACCATCTTCATAGTATGAAACCAAAACCCACATATTATTACTACACATCGCACCACGATTTGTAATATGTTTCTCAGAATATTCTAAAAGACTGTTACTTACTTTATCTCCACACAATTTAAAAATTGAAGAATCATCAATTCTTCTACCATATATGTTACCAAGGTTTACACCTTTATTACTTTTTATAATTTTCCCATCACGAGATGCACCATCAGTTTGCCACGGTGGTAACATTTTATCCATTAACCATTTTAGCTCATGAAAAATGGAATGCAATTCCTTATCAGAAAATACATCCCTCTCTAAAAGGTATGGTACACTATCCATTACAAATATGCTTTAGATATATTAGTAGCAAATCCTATGACTGTAGTTCCAGCAGCTAATACTGCTGCAGCACCTATTACCCACTTCTCTACAACCTTTAATCTCTCACGCAACTCATCTTGCTTCTCTTCTAATCTTTCTATCTTTAATTGCATTACAGTTATTCTTGTTTCCTGTGAAGCATCTAACCCTAAATCAGTCATTTGGATTCCACTCATCATATTTGAATATCCAGTATATACTAACACCTACTAAGATTAAAAGCAAGCCTACCATAATATTTACTGACCAAACGACTTCGCTCAATCTCTTTGTCTCCAATCATCAGATCGTTCTTGGTGGAACCAGTCTACCACATCTTCAGGAGATCCAAAACCCCTACGATGATTGCTTGAATCGGGGTCTCCTATATTCAAGCTATTCAGAAAAGAGTCTGTAGGGTCTGTAGTAAGTCTTCTTGCACTCTGTAACATACCTCTAGCAGCAGTATTTGCTTTTGATAATTTTTCTGCCCAGATCATATCATCCAGACTAACATCACTCCCAGAAGCAATATCTTTACATATTCCTTCCAACCTTAAACGGTAATGAGTAGATAACATATTTTAATGTATGTAATTAATATAATTTATAATACTACACCCATGCAGTTGCTGCAAGTGCTATTGACATTGATAAAGAAACACCCATAATGGTGAGTCTACTCATCCACCACATGATCTCATGTTTATTTTTTGTTATATTACTCATTCTTCTAACAGGCAATATTCCGTTGAGTGGGGTCCAATCAACTTGGGGAGATCCTCTCTTGCAAACTTTATTGCTTCATGTGCATCTTCTGCATACGCACAAATTTCTGCTTTATTGTTTTGGTTATCGTGATAACCAACAGTGTAATGTTTAGTCAGGGGCATGATCTTTCAATCCCATACTGCAATATATTTATAGCACAGTCTGAGTAATTTTGCCTATTTTAGTGAGGACTCCAACACTCAGTTAGGGGATCAATAAAAACCTGCATAACTGTTGTTATACTTAACATTTGGCATACATGACCTCAATCTAAAATTCATCGATATAACAGTTCTTTTAGCATCAGTTGGTGGGACTTTAT